ATAAAAGTGTAAAAGATTTTTCAAAACAAGAAATGAAAGAATTATTAGACTATAGAAATTCTGATATTGCTTGGACAGAGGATCAATGGTTGTACAATATGTTATTCCCTTTTATAAAAGATGCTAATCAAAGAGCTGGTTGGAATTATCAATACGATAGAGCAGAGAGTATTCAGTTTACAAAATATGGTGAAAATGGTTTTTATGATTGGCACTGTGATTCTAATAAACAACCATATGGAGAAAAATCACACCCAAATGTTCAAGGTAAAGTTAGAAAACTTTCTATGAGTGTTTGTTTGTCAGATGAAAATGATTATGAGGGAGGTGATCTTACTTTTAAAATTTTATCTGATAAAAACAAAGGTCAAATTTGGCAGGCGACAGAAAAAAAATTAAGAAAAAAAGGTAGCGTGTGTGTTTTTCCATCTTATGTTTTTCATAAAGTATCACCTGTTACAAAAGGCAATCGTTTTTCTTTAGTAATGTGGACACTTGGAAATCCATGGCAATAAATAATTTTATTGGTGAGTATCAAATAAAAGACACATCTATATGTGATAAATTAATAACGTATTTTAAAAATAATATATCTCGTGCTTCTAAAGGTGGCTCTATGATAAATGGAGAGCTTGAAGTTGATGAGACAAATAAAGAATCTGTTGACTTAGGTATAGATAATTTAAACGATATAGACTATTATTTTAAATCGTTTAATCAAGACTGTTTAGATAAATACAAAAATAAATATGAGTTTTCAAACAGAACTGGTAGATACGCTATAAAAGAAGTGCCTAATATACAATATTATAAACCTGGTGGCGGATATAAAAACTGGCACTGTGAACGACTTAATTCTGATTATCCATTTAATAATAGACATTTAGTTTTTATGACTTACCTTAACACTATCGAAAATGCAGGGACTGAATTTTTTCATCAAGATTTAAAAGTAGATGCTGTAAAAGGAAAAACTTTAATTTGGCCAGCAGATTGGACTCACACTCACAGAGGAATTATTAATAATAAAAAAGAAAAATATATTTTTACAGGGTGGTTAAGTTTTTATTAATGAAGTTTATTGAATTAAATAAAGAAATATTTTTATGTCAAATGCCAGAAGAGATAGTGCAGGAGATAGAAGAATGGAAGATAGCTTGTGATAAAATTAAAAATCATAAATTAAGTTTTTTAAAAAGTCATGAAAATATTGGAACATTAACTAATGCATATCAATGTAGTGTACCGTATAATATTGTAAAAAATTCTTTTTGGTTGCCTTATTGTTTAAGAATGTCCTCTAATATATTTAAAGTTAAACATAGAGAACTTTCTATAAGAGAGTGGGTTGGCCATTTTGATGCCATGGATGTATGGATAAATTATTCTTATAAAGGTAATTACAATCCTAGACATACACACACTGGTTTTTTATCTGGTGTTATTTATCTACAAAATGAAGATTATACGCACTTTACAAATCTTGATTTTAAGTATAAAGGTAATAAAGGAGATATGATAATATTTCCATCTTCAACACCACATGAAGTTAAGAAACAAGAAAAAGATTATGAAAGGATAACATTCGCATTTAACGTATCAAGATATGTCTCATAAAATAATTAAAAATGTTTTAAGTAAAGAAATTTGTGATTTTTTACTTCCATACTACATTCTTAAAAAGAATGCTTTGGTGACGTATATTGATGAGCACAACGTATCACCTTTTGATAAATCTCATGGAACATTTGGAGACACACAATCTTCAAATAAAAGTTACTGTGCCTATTCAGATACAGCGGCTGAAACTATTTTGGCTTTATCACAATCAAAAATAGAAAAAGAATTAAATAAAAAATTAATACCCACCTATTCTTATATGAGAGTATATGAAAAAGGAGAGGTTTTAAAAAAACATCAGGATAGGTTTTCATGTCAACTATCAGGCACAATATTTATTGGTGGTGAAAAGTGGCCACTATATTTAGAAGTTGATGGTAAAACTATTGAAATAAATTTAGAACAAGGAGACATGTTAATTTATGAAGGAGCTAAGTATTCTCATTGGAGAGATGAATTAAAACAAAACACCTGCACTCAGGTTTTTATTCATTACATATACGACGATAATCCAGACAAAGATAAATTAAAATTTGATGGTCGAAAAACTTTAGGGGCTTTTAAATTTGGAATTGTTTAATGAAAATATTGTCTTGGCACTTTGGACATGATGGAAGTTTAACTTATTCTAATAACAACAAACTTATTTTTCATACACAGTTAGATAGATTTAATGGATATAAACATAATGCTATTATATCTAAATCTTTAATTAATAAGTTAAGTAATTTAAACGTTGATTTATTTATTATAACTTACGTTGTTAACAATTCATGGGTAGATAGAGCGATAGATTATTTAAAACATAGAAAAGTTATTAACAGTGACACTAAAATTAAAATAATAGGTAGAAATCATCACCATATATTTCATGCTTTTTGTGTGAAGTATTTAAGTAAATTTAAAGAAGGAGGTATATGGGTTTCGGATGGAAGCGGAGCTTTTGTTAAAGACAGGTATTTAGAAGCTGTGTCTGGTTATACTTTTTATAATAATAGTCTAAAAGAAAAATATAAATATTATTATGATTCAAAAATACCAAACAAAGTTCCAGTTCAAGTTGGAATGATGTACAGTAAATTAGTGTGTAATTTTAAAATGAAACCACACTTTGATGAAAACAAAATTATGGCTTTTTCTGAGTATGGAAAAGAAACAAAAAATATACAAACTTTTATTGATAAAGATAATAATTTTAAATTTTTAGATCCAAATTATAATGGCAACTTACCCATACCCAATGTGCGAGAACTTTATACAGATGATTTAGATGAGTTTGCTAAAGATGTAGCCTATCGAGTACAAAAAGATTTTGAGTACAAATACTATACAGACGTGAGAGAGTTTGTTCAAAAGAATAATATAAAGAATTTATGTTTATCAGGAGGCTGTTCTATGAACATATTAAATAACACGTATCTAAAAAAAGAATTAAATGTAAACATATTCATAGATCCTTTGTGTAATGATCAGGGCATATCTTTAGGTGCCAATGTATTAGCAAATATTGAAAATACAAACAAAGACTTAGAACCAGTTGATGACGTTTTTCTTGGATTAGAAGTTGAATATGATCTTAATATATTTAAAGGCTATAATATTATAGATTATAATGATTCTAAAGTAGCCAAATTATTAAATGATGGCCATGTCATAGGATTGTTTCAGGGTAGATCAGAACAAGGACAAAGAGGCCTAGGTAACAGATCTCTTTTAGCTCACCCTAATTATGAAGGTATATTAGACAAAGTAAACAAGATAAAAAAAAGAGAATGGTATAGACCTTTTGCCTGTTCAGTTTTAGATGATCAAAAAGAAAAATATTTTAATTGTAATTTTAAATCTCCATACATGTTATATGTGTTTGAAGGCAAACATAAATTAAAAAATATCGCATCCATAACTAATAAATCAAGAATACAGACTGTGGACAAAGGCATGAGATTCTATGATATTATAAACGAGTTTTTTAAATTATCTAAAATACCTTATGTTTTAAACACCTCCTTAAATATTCCAGGAGACCCTTTGGTAGAAAACATGGCTGATCTAAAATATATGTTGGATAATACTGATTTGAAATACGTATATTTACCTGATATAAACAAATTGATAACAAAATAATTTTGGATATAATGGAGCAATATGCTACAGAAAATAGGATTCGCACCCGGTATCAACAAACAAATCACAGCCACAGGAGCAGAAGGGCAATGGACAGACTGTGATAATGTTAGATTTAGGTATGGAACACCTGAAAAAATAGGTGGTTGGCAACAATTAGGTAATGTTAATGAAAACGAGCTTACAGGCGCTGGACGTGGGCTTCATCATTTTGTCAACAGTTTAGGTAGAAGATACGCTATTATTGGCACAAACAGAATTTTATACGCTTTCTCTGGAGGTGTGTTTTATGACATACACCCTATTAAATCTACAACAACGCTTACAAGTGCATTCACTACGACCAATGGATCACCAACTGTTACGATAACATTCTCAACAGGTCATGGTATTAATCCGCAAGATATTATTTTATTAGATGGTTTTACTGCAATAACTAATTCTAATTTTAGTGCGTCTGATTTTGATGATAAAAAATTCATGGTAACAAGTGTGCCTACAACTACAACCATAACTATTACGATGCCCTCAAACGAAACAGGATCTGGTGCAACAACATCAGGTGGCATTAGAGTTAGACATTATTTTCCTGTTGGGTCTGCTGTTCAAGAAAAAGGATTTGGTTGGGGTCTTGGGTCTTGGGGTGGAGAGGCTTCATCTGCTGTGACAACAACTTTAAATGGAGCATTATTAAATGATGCTTTTGGAACAGGTGGATCAGGAACCTCTATTGTTTTGGCGGATGCCACACAATTTCCTAGCACAGGAACTAATTTTATAAAAGTAGGGACAGAGGAGATATCTTATACAGGTGTTACAGGTGGGACTACACTAACAGGTATCACAAGAGCTGTTAGAGGCACTACAAGAGCTGCACACAGTGATGGAGCAACTGTCACTAACACAAGTGATTTCGTTGCATGGGGTGAGGCTGCATCAGGTGACTTAGTATTAGAACCTGGCATGTGGTCCATAGATAATTTTGGAGACAAAGCAATTTGTTTAATTCACGATGCTGAAGTATTTGAATGGGACTCTTCTTTATCAAATGCAACAGAAACAAGATGCACGATTATATCTGGAGCACCAACAGCATCAAGACATATGGTTGTATCAACACCGGATCGTCACTTAGTGTTTTTTGGAACAGAGACAACCATTGGAGATAAAGCAACACAAGATGATATGTTTATTAGATTTTCTTCACAAGAGGATATTAATACATACGCACCTACAGCAACTAATACAGCTGGCACACAAAGACTAGCCGATGGATCACAGATTAGAGGAGCTATCAGAGGTAGAGATGCACTTTATGTTTGGACTGACACAGCGTTATTTACACAGCGTTTTGTTGGCCAACCTTTTACGTTTGCCTTTTCACAAGTTGGAACTAACTGTGGACTTGTTGGACAAAATGCATGTGTGGAAGTTGACGGTGCTGCATACTGGATGTCAGAGAATGGTTTTTTTAGATATGCTGGTAAACTAGAATCATTACCATGTTTAGTAGAAGATTTTGTTTTTGACGATATAAATATAGAATCTGGTAATCAGATGATTTCAGCAGGATTAAATAATCTATTTGGTGAAGTTATGTGGTTTTATCCACAAGCGACATCATCTGTTGTAAATAGAATGGTTTGTTATAATTATTTTGATTCATCACCGCAAAGACCTGTGTGGACAGTTGGATCTTTATCAAGAACCATGTGGCAAGATTCAGCCGTATTTACTAAACCACATGCTTTAGAATATGATGCATCGACAGACACATCTTTTGATGTGATTGGAAATACAGAGGGCAGAACTTCTTACTATCAACATGAAACAGGCACTGATCAAAATAGAAACGGAACTATAACAGCTATAACTGCAAATATTTTATCAGGAGATTTTGATATTACAGCACAAAGAACAGCACAAGGACTACAAACAGGTGTTGCAACATTTAGAGGAGATGGGGAGTTTATTATGAAAATAAGACGATTTATACCTGACTTCATATCACAAACAGGAACAACTAGAGTAACATTAAATTTAAGAAACTTTCCAAATGACTCTGCTGCTAGTTCTGCATTAGGCCCGTTTGATATTACAACATCAACACAAAAAGTAGATACCCGTGCAAGAGCAAGAGCTATTGCGTTAAAAGTAGAAAATACAGGAGCTAGTCAAAGTTGGAAATTAGGAACATTTAGATTAGATACACAACCAGATGGTAGACGATAATGGCAAAAATAGTACAAGTATTAACAAGACCAGCAAGAGAATATGATTACACGGTTGCAGAAGCTCAAACTAGAGACATAGATGGTATTATAGTAAAACTAAACACCACATATCAACAAGAACTAAAGGATGAGGTAGAAGCTCAAAACTTCTTTTTAAATTAATGGCAAATAGTTTTATAAATAAAAAAGTAGATCTAACTACGACAGACTTAACCACTCTATACACTGTGCCAACTGCAAAAACATCCGTGGTAAAATCTATATTAGTTTCTAATGATGCAGGATCTGGTTGTAATATAGACGTCACTTTAGTAGATGCTAGTGGTAACATATTTAGTCTTTTTAAAACAAAGACCATAGCAACAATTACTACAACAGAACTTTTAACCAATCCTCTTGTAATGGAGGAGAGTGAGATATTAAAGGTACAAGCCTCTGACGCGAACGAGCTGCACGTTATAGCTTCAATATTAGAAATACAGCCAAGAGAGGTAACAACATAATGAAAGAACTAAAACCAGAAAAAATAATAGAAAAGATATCAAACAAGAAAACAGGCGAGATTTACAAAGATGACTCTGAATGGAAAGCTAAAAATATAGCCCCTGAAGACATTAGAAGAGATGTAACAGTTATAATGCCTAGCCTTGATTTATTTGGAAAAACAAAATAGGATAGATAGATGGCCATAACAAGAGCACAACAAGCAAAACAATTACTAGCACTAGGAGGACGTATAGGTCTTCAAGAAGGTGGTGGTATCGAACAAAGATTAGAACAACTAGGTGGTGATGTAACTTCTGCAGAACAAATGTTACAAGGTATTAATCAAAGATTAAAAACAGCTGAATCTAGTTTAGGTTCAGGTGGTGGTATTGGTGGTTTACAAGCAGTTCAACCTGGAGAAGCTTCTTTAATTAACGTTTCTAATGTAACCCGTCCCTCAATTACTGATTTAAAGGATAGATTTAAAGTTGGAGATGTATTTAGTAAAATTAAACCATCAAATGCACAACCAGCTAACTTTTTTAATGCTGATTTACCAGATAGATTAACACCTATAGACCCTTATGCTAGAACACAATTAGCTGGATTGAGTAAAGATGGTCAACGATTTGATTCTGCTCAAAGTGCGTTTGATGCTCTTGCAGAACAGACTCGTAAAGCTCGTGAGATTAATCCTTTTACTCGAAATATGATTGGCACTGAAATGTTTCAAGGTGCAGAAGGATTTAAAAATTTTACTGACATGTTTAATAGAATAAATGACCCAAGCTACGTTGCACCATCACTACAACTTGCTCCTCAAGGAAGTTTAGGCATACCAGCAGCAGGTTACGCGGATGGAGGACGTATAGGACTTCAAGGTGGAGGAAGAGATGCATCTAGTGATGATTTTGGAGGCGGAAATACAGGTGGTGGAAATACAGGTGGTGGAAATGGAGATAACGCAAGAGAAGATAGAAGAGGAGGACAATACGGGCAATCAAGAACTACTGCACAAAAAGGAACATTGTCTGATCCTATGGAAAAAAAAGATTTTTTTACACAATCATACACAGGACCTGAAAGATTTGGTGGTTTAATTGGAGGCTATAGAGATACTGTCGTTCCTAATACAACTGAATATGGAAATAGAAGTAGATTAGGTTCTTTAATTATGAGTGGTATTGGTGCATTAGCAGGAGTACCAGGATTAGGTTTTTTAACAAACGTGGGTCCTTTTGATAACAAAGCTTTTTTTGATACTAAAGTTGTACCATCACTTTTAGATAAAGGAAGAAAAGTTCCAACTTTTGAAACTTATATGACTAATAGAATGACTGGTAAAATTGATGCGTATGGTAACCCTATTAATGATGACGACGATGATAATAATATAATATTACCTGTAGATACAACATTTGCTCAAGCACC